GCAAGTATCCAATCCTCAACGTGCAAGTGGTAGATTCTTCGAGATCTTCCAGCGTGACTTAGGGACATGGACTAAGATATATTTTTCAGCTTACGACTCTCCTAATGTAAACAAAGAGTGGATTGAGGAGATGAAGGAGACGTATGGTGAGGATAGCGATATCTTCAGGATGCGTGTCTTAGGTAGATTCCCTAGAGTTGGTGTATCTCAGTTTATCTCAGCTGATGATGTCGAAAATGCTGTAAGAAATAAGTTAGATTATAAAGATTATACCAACTTCCCTAAACTTATGGGAGTGGATGTAGCTCGATTTGGAGACGACTTAACAGCAGTAGTAGTAAGACAAGGACCTAAAGTAATAGACATGAAGACCTACAGAGGTCTAGATACTATGGATGTAGCTTCTAAAGTAGCTGAAGCTAATGCTTATCACAAGTGTGCAGCTATCTTCATCGACTCTATCGGAGTAGGTGCTGGTACTGCTGATAGGCTAAGACAGATAAATCAACCTGTAAGAGATGTAGTTGTTAGTAACAAATCGACTGATCCAAACACCTACTCGAACCTAAGAGCCCAGCTCTGGGGTAAGATGAGAGAGTGGTTGGCAGTTGGAGGTGCTGATCTGCCTATAGAAGCTACAGATAAAGAAGCTAACCTAGCTGCTCAGCTTACATCCATGGAGTATGGCTACAACAATAAGATGCAGATTCAATTACTAAGTAAGAAGGATCTCAAGAAAATGGGACATGCATCTCCTGATATAGCTGATGCACTCTCCTTCACATTTGCAGATGCAGTCTTTGAACATAAGTCTAGGCATAAATTCAGAAAGGAAGTGAAGAGAAATCGCTTTTTATGGGTATAGGGAGATAGATAAGATTGGATACATACAATGACAGACCTGGATTGCGTATAGCTTCTGCTGGTCAGGTAGAAGCGATTAATAACAGCTTGAAGCACCCAAGTTTGAGAGAGAAGGAAGATACCGAAGAGGAAGAGCAAGAATACTCTGGGTTGTCTGTGTATATTAAATCCTCCTTCCAAGAAAACAAAGATGCTAGGATGTCCTCTGAGATAGAGGATAAGATGCTACAGAGTCTTAGAGCCTATAATGGTCACTATGATCCTGAAGATCTAGCTAAAATTAGACACTCTGGTGGTAGTGAGATCTTTATGAATCTTACTCCTACAAAGTGTAGAGCAGCTATGTCATGGATCAGAGATATCATGATGCCAGCTAAGGAAACTGCATGGGGGTTTGAACCTACTTCAGTTCCTGATCTTCCTGAGGATATAAGTCTTCAGATCGAAGATCACATTAATGCTTTAGCTAATGAGCAACCTGCAGCTCCTCCAACCCCAGAAGGCCAGGAACCTAAGCCTTCCGCTCAAGGTGCAGCTCAGAAGTTGCAAGAAATAAACCAACTGAAGAGAGACATCGAAGATGCTATTTCAGATGAAATCTATAAGGTTGCTCAAGCTGAAGTAAAGAAGTTCGAGAAGATAGTAGCTGATCAGTTGCAAGAAGGTAATTGGGATAAGACGCTCTCTGAGTTTATCGAAGACTTCTGTGTGTTTCCAGTAGCGATAATGAAGGGACCAATCATTACCAAGAAGAAACGTTTAACTTATGTAAATGGTACTGCCCAAGAAGTTGAAGATTTCGTATTCCTAAATAAGAGGATATCACCTTTTGATATCTATCCAGCAGCTAGTGCCACTGATATTAATGATGGTAACTTGATCGAACATGTAAGGTACGATAAGAAGACCTTGTACAACATGATCGGAACAAAGCATTACCACGAAGAGAATATCAGGAAGGTCTTAGCAGATGAAGGTGGATACTCCGGTATTTGGAATACCTCTATAGAATCTGACAAGGTTCTTGAAGAGATGAGAGGAGATACATTCAGAGCTAGCAAAGGAGTTATCCATGGACTTCATTTCTTCGGAAGTGTACCCTGGAACTTGCTAAATGAATGGGGATTCTCAAAGGAAGAGATTGGAACTGATGAGGATAAACAGTTCGAGGTTGAAGCTATTCTGGCTGGAAATGAGGTTATTAAGTGTGTTATTAACGATGACCCTCTTCTGCGAAGGCCGTATTATAAAGCGTCTTTTCAGAACATCCCCGGTAGTTGGTGGGGAAGATCACTTCCAGAGATGATGCGAGATATCCAGAGGATGTGCAATGCTACCGCTAGAGCCTTAGCGAATAACATGGCCGTCGCCTCTGGCCCACAAATAGAAATCTATGTAGACAGGTTAGCAGATGACACAGCAATCGACTCAATCGAGCCTTTCCATGTATGGCAACTTACTTCAGATCCTTCAGGAGGAGGTGGTAGAGCTGTCAACTTCTGGCAACCAACAAGTAATGCTCAAGAACTTCTTGCAGTCTATAAGGAGTTTGAAATACGAGCTGACGATGCTACAGGAATTCCTAGATATGCTTACGGAAATGAAAGAACTGGCGGAGCTGCAACAACTGCATCAGGCCTTTCAATGCTACTTGAATCTGCAGCTAAAGGAATTAAAGACTCAGTAAGAAATATTGACTATGGGGTTATTAAGCCCCGAGTTGAATATCAGTTCTATTATAATATCGTTAGTAATGATAGTGTAACTTTTACTGGAGACATCAATGTAATCCCTAGAGGATCTGAGATGTTGACTATGAAGGGTGCAAGTGAGATGAGACGAAATGAGTTCATCCAAATTCTCGCTAACCCTTTGTACACTGAAATAGTAGGTATGGAAGGTATCGCAGATATCCTTAGAGAAATGGCTAAGTCATTAGGACTTGGACACAATATTGTACCTAGTAGGCTAGAACTTAAGAAGAAACAAGAAGAGGCTAAACAGGCTCAAGCACAACAGGCTGAAGCTCAGGCGCAGGAAGCCAATACTAAAGCACAGGTAAGCCTCCAGGCTACTCAGATGCAGGTACAGGGCCAGGATGCGATGAATCAACGTTCACTACAACTTAAGGCTGAAGAAATTAAGGCGAATTTGGATCAGGCCGAGAAAGACAGACAGATTAAGGTAATGGAGCTTGAACAAGATAGAGAGAAGTCTATTAGTAAGGAGACTTCATCTTTGCAGAAGCAGCAGATGGTTGAGGCTAATAAAGCCCTCAATATGGATAAACAGATAGCTCTAAGTTTAAAAACTCAGGATAAAGTTAACGCACAATGAAGCTAACTCAAGATCAGAAAAGAAGCATCCAGAATGGAAACACGAAGATTCTGAGAGATGCACTATCCGTTGAGTTAGAAGATATAAAGAATCAATTACTGATATTCAAAGCGGAAAAGAGTGACTATGACAACGTTCTGAAAGGTCGTGGGGTAGTCATTCAGGAAATAATAACCTTGCTCACTTGAGCATAACAACCAATCTAGAACTAGGCAACAGCCTGATCGCCGAAAGGTCCAGAGCTCCCCTGCTGAACACTACTGGAGAATGTATGCAGTTAGAAAGAATGTTAAAAGAAGAAGCAGAATTGGATAAGCAGTTTCTTGCTATGGGTGATGATCCTTCTACGGAAGCCAAGCCCCCCATCCCGAACGTGGATACCTTTGATCTGGACAATATTCCAGACGAGGATGATCCTACTGGTACGACTCCCGAGGTTAACCAGGAAAGTAAGGAAGGAGATGCTGAGAAAAAGACTAAACAGTCTTGGAAACAAAGGCATATCAACTACAAGGCATCTACAGATAAGACAATCTATAACCTAAGAACGGAAGTTACTTACCTGAAAGAGCAGTTAGGTCTGAAGGATAAAAGAACTAGAGAATTGGAAAGCAAGGTCGCCATTCTAGAAAGTCGTGACCAAGATCCATTCGATATTACTCCAGAAGATATAGCTCTTATTGGTCCAGAGGCTGTAGATATAGTCAAGAAAGCTACCAAGAAGGCAACGGAATCAGCTATTAACCCTTTAGCTAAAGAACTTGAAGAGATCAGAGCAAGAGAACTTGCTAAGATTAAACAGGAACTGGCAGATAAAGAAGCAGCTGATCATCGTAGATTTCTATTCGACCTAGGAAAGATCGTACCTGATTATGAAGAAATCAACTTCCTAAAGGGATTTGAGGACTTTATGTTGGCTATTGATTCTAGTACAGGTGAATCGAGATTGAATGCTTTTAAGAGAGCCGAACAGTATAAAGATGCCGAAAGAGTAGCTGATTTCTTCTTGGAGTACAAAGCTAGCATTCCTAAAAGTAAAAAATTGATGTTGGAAGATAAAATCACACCTGATGGATCTAACTCAACATCTGCACCTCAGAGCAAGAGAGCGGAGACCTTTACTATGAAAGAGGTCGACAAATTCTTCAATGATGTGAATAAAGGCTTGTACAGAAACAAAATCAAAGAAGCTAATGAACTTGAGGCTAGGATTACTAAGGCTTATATAGAAGGAAGAATAACTGACTGATAAGTTTTAACCTAGCCATTAAACAAAATATTAAGGAGATTTACAATGGCTGGTGTTACTCGTTCGCTTGATGCTGCTAATAGTTATGCTGGAAACTACCCCTCTTACGACTCGGCTGGTACTTCCAAATTCACCCCTCAGCTCTTCTCTAAGAAGATGCTGCGGAACTTCTATCAGACTACTGCTTTCTCTGAGATCTCTAATACAGATTACGAGGGCGAGATTGGTAAAGTAGGTGATTCCGTAATTATCCGTACGACTCCTGTTGTAGCAATCAGTGCGTACACAGTAGGACAGACACTCACCTATGAGGTGCCGGAGTCTGCTAACATTTCTATGACCATCGACAAGGCCTATTCTTGGTCCTTCCGTATGGACGATATCGATGCATTCCAGACCGATCTGGATCTTGTAAATAAGTTCACTGCTGATGCTGGTGAGCGTATGAAGATCAATATCGATACCGAATGTTTCAACTACATCTCTACCCTTCCTGAAGCTACCAACAAAGGTAATACTGCTGGTGCTATTAGTGGTAATATCGCTCTCGGTGCTGTAGGTTCTCCGGTGACTGTTACCTCTACTAACGCTACTGATCTTATCGTTGATGTTAACCTCGTTCTTGACGAAGCTAATATCCCCGATGCAGATCGTTTCCTTGTACTTCCTGCTTGGTATATTGCCATGCTGAAGAAAGGCGACTTGAAGAGTGCTGATATTACTGGTGATGCTACCGGTGTTATCCGTACTGGCGTTGTTGGTATGATCGACAGGACCAAGATCATCCAGAGTAACTTGCTGAAAACTCAGACAGATACGGTACTTTGTACCTCCTGTATGGGTGGAACCAGAGAGGCTGTAACATTCGCTTCTCAGATTACTAAGAGCGAGTCTATTCGTATTCCGGATTCTTTCGGTGACTATATGCGTGGTTTGGCTGTATATGGTCGTGCTGTTGTTCAGCCGAAAGCTCTGGTTTGTCTGTATGTTCGTAAGTAATTAAACCCAACTAGCCCCTCTAAGAATCTATATCCTCAAGGTATCGTATACTTAGAGGGGCTTTTTCATTTAAAAGGAAAATAAACATGTTCGTATACGCTGAAGATATTATGCATGACAACTACTTGAACTGTATCACCATGGAAGAGTGTAAAGCAGAGCCGTGGAGATGGAAGTTTGTTCAGGTATCTCCAGGACAGGAATCAGATCCTGAAGTAATCGCTTTCTTGAAAGCTACAGCACCTAAAGCTGAAGAGACAGTAGTTCCAGAAGTAGCACCTACAGCTAAGAGAGGTCCAGCTAAGAAATGAATTTCCTAAAGATGGCTCAAGAGGTAAGACACAAAAGTGGAGTACAAGGTACTGGACCATCTTCTATAGATACTACTGGATATGATCAGGTATTTGTAACCACTGTAAAAGATGTATGGAAAGATATACAAGTAGCTAAGAAAACATGGAAATGGATGAGAGCATCTGAAGATCTATTAACTCAGGTAAA